CCAGCCGTCTTCAGGCGTGTAGATGGGGTTCTCAGGATCGGTGTTGTCCACTCGGTAGATGATCCCGATCACATCGATGCTGCCTGTGTAGCCTGCCAGCACCTCAATGCTTTGGGCTTCGTCGGTGAACTTCAGGTACAGGTCGCCGTAGGGCACTTGAACGATTTCTTCTTCGGTCATGATGTGATCCCTTGGAGTTCAGTGTTGCTCAGGCGGCGGTTGTAGTAGGCGATGCGGGAAATGGTGCCGCTCAGTTTCAAATCGACAGAACGTGACCCAATGTAAAAAGTTGACGTAGGCGCGGGAGATACTGGGAAAGCCCCAGTGGAAGTTGCAAGTACTCCATTTGCTGCTTCAGAAGGTGTGGTGCCCGCTTTAATTGCAACTGAAACTTTCTGTGACACCCCTCGGGCAAAACCAGTCTGTGATCCTGCGCTGCCTGTACTAAAGTCATAGCTGAAAGTGTTGTCGGTAAGCACGTTCAAACCCCAGCGTGAGGTCAAGGTGTCATAGACCTGCCAGATCGCCATGTTTGTCCCGTTAAAAGGAATCGCAAATTGGCTGTAAACAGTCCCCTCACCCACGTTGTACCACCGAGCAAAGTTATTCCCGATCATCGAGGCACTGTCAGCAGCCCGAGTGACTTGGGAGGCCACTGTGGGGATGTAGCTGGTGGCAAATGCTCCGGCTTCCAGTTGAGCCGATGTCACAGAGCCAGTGACCGTGACCGTCAAAACACCCACAATTGGTGTGAAGGTCAAAGTTGTCCGTGTTGGGTATGCCCCTGTCCCTACCACCGTGCCAGTAGCGGCACCAGACAGAACAATTGTGCCTGTGCCGTAGAAACTGAGGGTGTGAGCCACAGCCGTCACCGTGACAACTTGTGTTCCAAGAACAGAAGTGTTCAACAGCAAGTTCGTCCGCTGCTCTTCGATCAGCAAGCCCTTGGGCTGGAGCGTCACAGGGTCATAGTCAAACCGTGGGCCGTAGTACGCAGTGGACGTTGGGGCCGCCACAGGCTGGTAGACGTAGGGGTCAACAGAGGCTGAGTCGGACAGTTGAGCACCGAAGATGTAGATGCCACTGGTGCCGTCGCCGGTGTAGGTGGTTGTGCCTGCATTGAGCAGATACGCAACAATCCGACCAGTACCACTAGAGCTGGTCCTAGTCACAGAAAGCCGCCACCAACCGTTTCCTGCATCGGCTGCTGTGGCTGTCACGCCTGCGCTGAGGTTTGAGACAACACCTGTCAAGAGGTTAAAGTCAGCTCCTTGAATTTCGTTGTCTGTGAATCGAACAGAAGTGCGTTCGGCTGCTTTGGCGTACAGAGTGTATGTAGTTGGCCCCACGGTGGGAACTGTTACGCCACTTGAGTTAAGAACCCGATGTGTGCTGTTGGCGGTGTCCTCCACCAACTTCTGAGCAAACGGTTGACCGTAGATGTCATCAACCTTCGTAGCACTGATAGAGGTATTGCTCTTAGTCCACGCAGCGTTGTCAAAGTGCTCGGTGTAGCCCAACAGGTTCTTGACCGTGGTGGGGTTGTACGTGGTGGCTGTGGAGCCTAGTTCGAGTTGAGCGCCCCACATATAAATAGAAGCCGAGGATGCGGTACTTTCACTGCCACGTAGACGCAAACGCAAGGGACTGCTTGTTCCACCTGCTGAGGGTGTCACGGTTGCTGTAAAACGTTGCCATACACCAGTCGCCGTAATGGTTGATGTGGTGCCATCAATATTCACATATGTAAAAGCCTTTGACGTTCCGTCCGTTGTTTTCAAATATACGGATTGCGTCAAAGAGACGCCTGCGTTGTACGCTTGGGCTGTTGCAGCAATTGATGAAATGTCAGCAGAAGTTGTTCCGCCGTTTAGGTTAAAAACAACTTGATCTGCTGTTGTGGTTCCGTCTGGAGCAATCCCAGCGTTAGCAGTGATAACCGGGGCAGATGCAACACCACCAGTCGTCTTTGACCAGTACGCATTATCAAACTGCTCCGAGAACGTCAGCAGGTTCATCGGTGCATTGGCAACCAAGCCAGCCGAGTTCGTCAGCGTGGCGTTGGTCGTGCGGCTGAAAGTGATCCTTGGGTCGAGTCGGCCAGACGTGAAGTCCAGCAGCAGCGCGGCCAAGGCGCTTGTCGGAATGTACCCGCCAGCGTCTGTGCTCCACGGCTTGGTGTACGAGGCATCCTCATAGACAGGGATGTAGTCCAGCCAGGCTTGCTTGCCAGTCAGCGAGGCCAACGAGTCAACCACCTGATAGCCGCCGTTGGCGTATGTGTTCTCCAACGTGGCGCTCTCTGTCGTCACCCCTTTGACCGGGATGTAGTCGATCCAGGCTGTCAGCCCTGTGATGGACGGCAGCGAGTAAACCACCATCTGCTGCTGGCCATTGGCCGCAAAAGTAGAGGGAAACGTGCGCGGGATCATTGTTGCTCCTTGTTCATTTGCAGCTCGACAATCTTGCCCTTGTTGTCGATGTCGGCCTCTTTGAGCATCAACTCCGCAATCTTAACCCGCTTGTCGAACTCAGCCGACTCGCCGCCCTGCGGCAAGTTCTTGGTCGAGGCCGCGATCACCTTGGCCTGGACCTCTTGCGGCATGAGCTGCGCCTCGGTCATCAGCTTGGTGGCCTCTGCCCGGTTCTGCTCGGCCTGTGTGGTGCTCACCGCGATCTGGGCCTGCGCCGCCTGCATGGCCAGCTGCTGCTGCATCTGCTGCATCTGCTGGGCCTGTGGGTCTGGCTGGCTCATCTGGTCCAGCGCGGCCATCAGCTCGTAGCGGTTTGTGAGGCTGGAGTTGTTCAGGATGCCCTTCAAGATCAACGGCAGCACGGGGGTGTTCGGGCCGAGGGTCTGCAAGAGGCCAATGAACTGCTGCTGCTCGTACTCACGGGCGATGATGCCCAGCGTGGCCGTCGGCAAGAACTTCATGTCCACGCTCGGGTAACGCTCAGGGTCGAACTGCATGTACCGGAACGCCGCCTTCTGGATGAAGGGGATCAGGAAGTCCTCTTGGAAGTTGACCAGCGTGCGCTTGTACTTCTTGATGATGGTGGCCACGGCCATGCTCATGCCCGCGCCGTCGCGGTTGCCTTGGCTCACCATGCCCTGGCTGTCCAGCGTGCCAGTGGCTTGCAGCAGCATACGCTCGAACTCTTTGGCCGTGTTCAGGTTGTTCAGGCTCGTCTCGCCGAACTTGAACGGGTACAGAATCTCTGCCGGGTTGCCGTTGACCATGAACGCCTTGCCCGGCTTGACCTCGAACCGAGCGCCGCGCGGCAGCCGAGTGGCGTCCATGCCCATCATGGGCGAGGTCGTCAGCGCCAGGCTGTCCAAGTGGCTGCGCACCTGGGCGTCGATCGCCTTTTGCATGTTGTACGACTTCTCCACCGTGCCACGTCCGAGCAGGCGGTTAGGCACTGTGTCGTCTTGGTAGCTGATGATCGGGCGGTCCTTCATCATGTAAGGGTTCGCCTCGGCCTTGAGCAGCAGGCCGTCGTTGGCGATCACAACGATCGCCTCCACCAGGTCAGAGTACTCGTCCGCCGTGCTGTCGTCCGGGAACAGGTCGGCCACCTCGCCGTCCTCGTTCTCCAGCTGCTCCAAATACTCGCGGGGCACCAGGCCGTAGTACGTCAAAAGACGTACTTTTTCGTCCTGATACTGGCTCAGTTCTTGTGTGGGCTCCAGATCGCTGTCCTCGTAGGACGGCTGGATGTTCACCTTGCGGTAAATGCCCTTCTCGATGCCCTCGACGATCTTGTGGATGCCCACGTACTTCTCGACCGCCACGCCCATGCAGTCGTCAATCGTCGTGCCGTTGGGGTCAAACAGGAAGTTTTTGGGGTTGACGGGCATGATTTTGACGGCGATGCGGCTTTTTTCCACCACACCGATGGCCGCTTGGCCCATTTGCCCTGGAATCGCCTGCGTTGCAGGCTCGAACACCTTTTCCGTCTTGACGATGATCTCGCCGATGCCCGTGCCGTAGATTTCGGCCATCAATTCGATCTGGTCGATGGCTTTTCTGATCTTGTCCTGCTTGAAGTCCTCCATGAGCTGCTTTTTCAGCATCTCAACGTCCAACGGGTTGCCGTTGACGTCTTTCAGGTCGTCTTCAATGTCAAAAAAGTCGCCTTGGCCGAAGATCGCTTCCATGATCTCCGCGTGGCGGGTCTCCACCGCCTGCTGAGTGGCCGGGGTGACGATCCTGCTGCGCTCAGACTCGCGTGTTTTGTCCTCAGAAGCCCATTCCCCACGGAAAATGCGCTCATATTCGAGGTAGTCGTCGAGGAAGTTGGTGTTCCGGTAGTCGCGCCAGCGGTCACAATGGTCAACAACAAATGCCGTCAGCTCCTTATCGGATTGCGTCGGCTCGTCAAACTCGTTTTGATCCATATTAGACCCCTGGTGCTACTTAATTACAGCTTTTTCCACTGCTCAAACGACATATTCAGTGCGTTTGGATCGCCAGCTTCTTTTTCGCTGTCGTACTGTGCGCGGCTGTTTGGTGCAGGCATCGCTCTTTGGCGCAGCATCTCAGCTTCTTCTTCGTACATGTTCGCTTGTTTTCGGGCTGCGTCGCGGCCTACGGTGTAATCAAGGCCTACAGGCCCCTTACCGCGAGATGCTGCTGCGCCGTACACACGCGCTTCGCTTGCATATCGCCCCGCTTTTTTATCGGCTTCGCAAGAGAGGCCGCCCGCCAGGGTCGGTCAAGATGACGATCCAGCGGTACGCCACCAACCCGCCCGCGATCCTTCCGAAGACGGACCACCAACGCATCCGAGAGCTCAAAGAGCTGATGATCAGGTCTGGCGGCAAAGACGTCGCAGAGAAAGTGATCCAGATCGCGCTCAACGACGACCACCCCGGGCAGATGGCGGCGCTGAAGATGTGCATGGACCGCACGCTGCCGGTCAGCATGTTCGAAAAGGACAAGAGTCAGCGCAGCGCAGTGACGATCAACATCACCGGGCTGGGCGCAGAGCCGACAATTATTGAAGCAGAGGATGTGACAGATGTCTGACCTTAACTTTAGCCTCCTGCCTTGGCAACAAGAAGTCTTTGCTGATAAAACAAGGTTCAAAGTCATTGCGGCAGGTCGGCGTTGCGGTAAGTCTAGACTCTCAGCCATTACCCTGTTGATTGAAGGACTGCAATGTAGTGCAGGGTCTGCTGTGCTTTATGTTGCACCAACGAACGGTCAGGCTAGACAGATTATTTGGGATGTATTGATGGAGTTGGGGCGGGAGGTTATCTCGTCTAGCCACATCAATAACATGGACATTACCTTGATAAACGGAGCAAAGATTTATGTCCGAGGTGCTGATAGACCAGATACTTTGCGAGGAGTGTCGCTCACCTACGCTGTGCTTGACGAGGTTGCAGACATCAAACCCGAAGCATGGGAACAGGTTATTCGTGCTTCTCTGTCAGACAAAAAGGGTAGGGCTATGTTCATCGGCACTCCCAAGGGTCGCAATTTCTTCTATGACATCTTTAAACTTGGACAGTCAGAGGAAGATGAAGACTGGAAAGCATGGCATTTCACCACCAAAGACAACCCCCTGATTGACCCTAGTGAAATCGAGAGTGCGAAGAAGACCCTAAGTTCATTCGCCTTCAAGCAAGAGTATATGGCGTCTTTTGACAATGCGGGGTCAGATGTTTTTAAAGAAGAATGGATTAAGTACGGGGAAGAACCTGAGTATGGTTCTTACTTTGTGGCTGTTGACTTGGCTGGATTTGAGGAAGTAGCTAGACAGGCGGCTAACTCTAAGAAGCGTCTTGACCAGACTGCCATTGCTGTAGTCAAGGTAACTGACGAGGGCAAATGGTTTGTCAAAGAGATTGCTTATGGGCGTTGGGACATACGGGAAACTGCGGCTACGATTCTGTTGAAGATGCGGGAATACCGCCCTTTGAGTGTTGGAATTGAGCGAGGTGCATTAAAAAACGCTGTTTTGCCTTATTTGAGTGACCTAATGAGGAAAAATAATGTATATTCCCATATAGTTGACTTAACGCATGGCAACAGGAAAAAGACTGACAGAATTATCTGGAGTCTCCAAGGAAGGTTTGAGCATGGGCGTATTGTGCTGAACTCTGAGGAAGATTGGGATGAATTCAAAGATCAACTCTTGATGTTTCCCGCCCAAGGTGTTCATGATGACTTGCCTGATGCTCTTTCCTACATTGACCAACTGGCGATAACCTCTTACTTCCAAGATGACCAAGAAGATGAGTGGGAGCCTCTAGATATTATTTCGGGGATATAAATGGCAACAGACAAAGAAGTCAAGCTAGAACAAAACGAGTTTTATGAGCCTACTGAGGCTGATAAAGAGTTGACAGATTTCATCACTAGCCACTGCGACAAGTGGAGAGATTGGCGAGATACAAACTTTCTCCCTGATTACCTAGAGTACGAGCGCATCTTCCGTGGTCAATGGGCTTCTGAAGACAAGACCCGTGAGTCTGAGCGTAGCCGTATCGTTACCCCTGCCACACAACAAGCTGTAGAGACTCGCCATGCTGAAATCATGGAAGCTATCTTTGGGCAAGGTGACTTCTTTGACATTGAAGACAATATCCAAGACATAGGTGGAAACTCTATAGATGTTGAGTTAATTAAGGCTCAACTAATGGAAGACTTCAAGAAAGACAAAATCAGAAAAGCTATCGACCAGATCGAACTGATGGCTGAAATCTATGGTACAGGCATTGGCGAGATCATTGTCAAGACCGAGAAAGAATACATCCCATCGACTCAAGCTATTCCTAATCAGATGGGTCAAGCGGCTATTGGCGTGATGGAGCGTGAGCGCATATCTGTAAAGATTATGCCAATCAATCCCAAGAACTTCTTGTTTGACCCTAATGGGACAAGCGTTGATGACTGCATGGGCGTGGCTATTGAGAAATACGTCTCAATCCACAAGATTGTAGAGGGAATCGAAAAAGGCATTTACCGCAAGGTAGACATCACGCCCACCTATGAGGATACTGACCTAGAGCCTACCCAAGAGGTTAGCCAGTACCAAGATGAAAAGGTACTGTTGTTGACGTACTACGGATTAGTTCCCCGTGAATACCTCAACAACATGGAAGAAAACAAAGACATTGTTGAGTTGTTCCCTGAGAATTCAGCGGCAGAAGACTACACCGATATGGTTGAAGCCATTGTCGTGATTGCCAATGATGGTATGTTGCTTAAGGCTGAAGAAAACCCCTACATGATGAAAGACAGACCTGTAATGTCTTACCAAGACGATACAGTTCCGAACCGTTTGTTGGGGCGAGGTACAGTGGAAAAAGCATTTAATATGCAAAAAGCCATTGATGCTCAGACTCGTGCCCACTTAGATTCACTCGCTTTGACCACTGCCCCTATGGTTGCTATGGACGCAACACGTTTGCCTCGTGGTATGAAGTTTGAAGTCAAGGCTGGTAAGGCTATTCTTACCAATGGCAACCCAAATGAGATTCTGTATCCATTCAAATTTGGAGCAACTGACCCCAATAACCTAGCAACTGCTAAAGATTTTGAGCGTATGTTGCTTCAGGCTACTGGTACGCTGGACTCAAACGGCATGGTTTCACAATCTAGCCGTGATGGTGGTGGTATGTCGATGGCTGTAGCCTCCATCATCAAGAAATACAAGCGCACCTTAGTAAATTTCCAAGAAGATTTCTTGATTCCATTCATTAAGAAGGCGGCTTTCAGGTTTATGCAGTTTGACCCAGAGCGTTATCCCTCTGTGGACATGAATTTCATACCTACAGCAACGCTAGGAATCATTGCTAGGGAGTATGAGCAACAGCAATTTATCGGTTTGTTGCAGACTTTGGGTGCAAATACCCCTGTTTTGCCTATTTTGCTCAAAGGCATCATAGGAAACAGCAGTTTGTCTAACAGAATGGAGTTGATTTCCAAGTTGGATGAGATGATGCAACCTAATCCTCAACAGCAACAGATGGAGCAGATGCAACAGGAGTTGGCAATGCAAGCGGCACAGGCTCAGATTGCTGTTAACACCACTCAAGCAGAGCAAAATCGTGCTGAAGCTACGAAATTGTCTGTTGAGGCACAGTTGATGCCACAAGAAGTGCAAGCTAAGATGAGTGCGTCTTTGACTAAGAATCTACCCAATGAAGATGAAGCAAATCAAAGGGAATTTGACAAAAGGGTAAAGATTGCTGATCTCATGTTGAAAGAAGCAGACATCAAAAACAAATCTAAAATTGTTGAATTGCAGATGGCTGATAAACTAAATGCTCAGTCTCAGGTTAAGGAAGATTTTCTTGCCAAACTGACAAATGGTCTGAATCAAAATGGCTAGTATTAAAGAACTTATCCAAAGTATTGAGGCCGCAGACTCGTCTTTTGATGAAAAGTTAGCCGCTATTACTCAAATGGAAGAAACTCTTGTGGCTATGAGGGCGCAAGAGGAAAAAGCAGTTCAAGACAATGTTGACTTGATTGTTGAAGCCATCAAAGTAATGGAGCGCAAGGTTGAGAGACAACTTGAAGTTGCCAAATCTATTGTTCCTGAAAAGGGTGACAAGGGTGATAGAGGCGAGCGTGGTTTAGATGGTGTTAATGGTCTTAATGGCAAAGATGGTCGTGATGGGATTAATGGTCGTGATGGTCAAGATGGTCAAGATGGAGTAAGCGTTACTGATGCCCAAATTGACTTTGATGGTTCATTGATTATTACTTTGTCCACTGGTCAAGAAATTAATGTTGGTGAAGTTGTTGCGCCAGAATTGCAAGAAAAAATAAAGTTGGTTACTTCTGGTGGTGCGGGTACTGTTTTGCCTAACCAAGCTGGTAACTCTGGGAAAGTATTAGGAACTGATGGTTCTGTTTTATCTTGGGTAGCTGGTGGTGGTGGTTCTGGAACAGTTACAAGCGTAACTGGCACTGGTACTGTAAGCGGTCTTACTTTGTCTGGAACAGTAACCACTTCAGGCAACTTGACCCTTGGTGGGGCAATTACTGGTTTTGCCACAAGTGGCGCAAATACCAATTTGACATCTGTTGCGCTGACATCTGGCACGATTACAACAACGCCATCAACAGGCAATGATATTGTCAACAAAACTTATGCTGATGCAATTGCGTCTGGAATCCACTTCCATGAAGCAGTGTCCTTGGCAACTACTGCGGCTCTGCCAGCAAACACCTACAACAACGGCACATCTGGGGTAGGGGCAACACTTACGGCAACTGCCAATGGTGCTTTGTCGGTGGACTCCACGCTTACCATTGTTGCAGAGCGCATACTGGTAAAAAATGAAGCTACCCAAGCAAACAACGGCGTGTATGTTGTTACGCAAGTTGGCTCTGCTGGAGCGCCATACATACTGACTCGTGCAACTGATTTTGACACTGTTGGAACAGGCGTTAACCAAATTGACGAGGGTGACTTCTTCTTGGTGACCAACGGTGTTGCCAACTTAAACACCGCTTGGGTGCAACAGACTGCGCCACCTATTACCATCGGAACAACGGCGATTGTCTTCCAACAGTTTGCCGCACCAACTACCCAAGTTTACCCATCTGGGACAGGTATAGCAGTCGTTACTTCTGGTACTTCATGGGGTACGACGTTGACCGCCCCATCTGGTGCTGTTGTCGGAACAACAGACACTCAAACTTTGACAAATAAGCGTGTGACTCCAAGAGTAAGCACTCCTACTGTTGCTGGAACTTACGCAATAGATACTGACTCGTTTGACATGGTGGTCATCACGGGGCAAAACGTAAATATAACTGACGTAACTACGACAGGAACACCAACCAACGGGCAAAAACTCTGGTTTTCGGTTACGGGAACGGCGGCTAGGACAATATCTTTTAATGCTTCATACTTTGAATCATCAACGGTAACATTGCCAACAACAACAGTTTCGACCAATCGTTTGGATGTTGGTTTTGTTTGGAACCCAGCCACAAGCAAGTGGCGCTGTGTGGCAAAGGCATAATCATGGCGCAGATTATTCTCACTGGCTCTGGGACGTTTAATTTACCTGAAGATTGGAATGATGCAGACAATGTAATTGAAGTATATGGCCCTGGAGGCAATGGCGCTACATCTGGAAGTACATCGCTGTCTGGTGGAGGTGGTGGTGGTGGCGGGTATCAAAAGGCGCTCAATGTTCCTCTAAGAGCACTTGATTCTGCTGGTGGAATTGTAACAGACAAAACATATAATGTTGCCGTTGGTAGTTTTGTCGCAGGCTTGTGGCAAGGTTTCCTGTACGATGACTCCGATCCTCCTTTTGCGCCTGTTTATGGCACATTAATAAAAGGTGGATCTGGTTTCTCTGGATCTGGTATTGTAGGTGGTGCAGGTGGTTTTCCTTTAGCCGTAATAAACAATGTAAATTACACAAATGGTGCTACTAATGGCGGCACTGGTGGCTCTGGTCGTTCAGCTACAACGGCGGCAGGCGGTGGCGGTGGCGGTGCGGCAGGCCCTAATGGTAACGGCAGTGCTGGTGGTACAAACACTTCTACTTTAGGAACAACAGGCCGTGGTGGTGGTGGCGGTAATGGCGGCACTGCTGGCTCAAGTGTTTCTGCAACAGCTGGAACAGCGGGTACTGGTGCGGGTGCGGGTGGTACTGGCGGTGCGGCTAATACTAGTGGTTCTGCTGGTGGTGCTGGAACATCAGTTTATTCTGGCGGTGGTGGCGGTGGCGCTGGTGATGGAACGTCAGGAACGTCAGGTGGTACGGGTGGGTTATATGGTGGCGGCGGCGGTGGAAGCGGGTCTGCTACAAACTCGGTGGGTGGTGCTGGTGCGGCTGGCATTATTATTATTACCTACACTCCAATAGCTAATGGCAACTTCTTAATGTTCTTTTGAGGAAACAATGACCCCTGAACTACAAAAGTATTACGAATCCCGCTTTGAAATGATGGGGATGGAAGGTTGGAGGGATTTGTGCATAGATATTGACAATATGATAGAGTCCCTTAATAATCTAAGCGTTATTCCTGATGAAAAGACTTTGATGTTCAAAAAAGGTGAACTTTCTATTCTGACTTGGCTGAAAACCTTAAAAGAGGTCAGCGAAAGAGCGTATGAGGAATTGAATGAAAAGAATGTTTGATTTTGCCTGTGCAAACGGGCATAAAACCGAAAGACTTGTTGATTATGAGACAACAAGTTTTAGATGTGAGTGCGGAGAAACAGCCAATCGCACTTTATCTGCTCCTAACTTCAAATTAGAAGGGTGGTCTGGTTCTTTTCCATCAGAGCATGGGAAGTTCGAGAAAAAACACCTAGATAGATTAAAGTTTGAGCAAAAGCACAACTCACAAGCGTAAGCCGAGTTGAATGTCCTAGAACCGATAACGGCAGGAAAAGGAAGAAATATGTTGATTGACAATGAAGATGAGATGCAAAGTGAGTTAGATGTAGTCGAGCAAAAGCATCAACTACCTGATGTAGCACCCTTGTCCGAGATGCCTGAGAAATACAGGCAGAAATCTTTGGAAGAAGTGGTCAAAATGCACCAAGAAGCTGAAAAGCTGATTGGAAAGCAAGCGCAGGAAGTTGGTGAAGTACGCAAGCTGGCAGATGAACTCATAAAGCAAAACCTCTCCTCTAAACAACAACCTATTGAAAAAGAGCCAGAAGTAGATTTTTTCGAGAATCCACAAGAGGCAGTTCGTAGAACAGTTGACAACCATCCCGATGTACTTGCGGCTCGCCAAGCGGGTCAAGAGTTCAAAAAGATGCAGATTCAGCAAAAGCTGGCGGCAGAGCATCCTGATTTCGGTCAGATTGCTCAAGATACAGACTTTGTGAATTGGGTGAAATCTTCACCTATTCGCATTGGTTTGTACGCTAAAGCTGATGGTGAGTTTGATTACGACAGTGCAAACGAGTTGCTGAGTACCTATAAGCAGTTGCGAGGAATTAAGGCTAAACAGACTAATGAAGCAGGGGAAACTCAGCGAAAGTCAAACCTTAAGGCGGCAAGTGTAGATGTAGGTGGAAGTGGGGAGTCTGGAAAGAGGGTCTATCGAAGGGCTGATCTAATTCGGCTGAAAATGACCGACCCAGATCGTTATGAAGCGTTAAGCGGAGAAATCATGCAAGCGTATCAAGACGGACGGGTCAAATAATTTAACCTATCGTTTTTTGGAGATTTAACATGGCAACAGCATTTTCCCCCAGTAATTCAGTTACTGTAACAACCGCTGATAAATTCATCCCTGATATTTGGTCAGATGAAATTGTTGCGGCATACAAGAAAAACCTCGTTTTAGCTAACTTGGTTATGAAGATGAACTTCAAGGGCAAGAAAGGTGACACCATTCACATTCCTGCACCTACTCGTGGTTCTGCTTCCGCAAAAGCCGCTGAAACAGCAGTCACTTTGATTGCCGCTACAGAGTCCGAAGTTCTAGTGTCTATTAACAAGCATTACGAATATTCACGTTTGATTGAAGATATTGTCGAAGCCCAAGCCTTGAACAGCTTGCGTAACTTCTACACTTCTGACGCTGGTTACGCTTTGGCTAAACAAGTCGATACTGACTTGGTTCAGTTGGGTCGTTCAACCAATGGCGGTGCTGGTACTAATGCTTACGCAACTGGTGCTTTTATTGGTGGTGATGGTACTACTGCTTATGTTGCCGCAAACAACAATGAGTCAGCATTGACCGATGCCGCTATTCGCCGCACTATTCAGCGCATGGATGACACTGACACTCCTATGGATGGTCGTTTCTTCTTGATTCCTCCTTCAAGCCGCAACACTCTGATGGGTTTGGCTCGTTACACTGAACAGGCTTTTGTTGGTGGTACTAACAGCACCATTCGCACAGGTGAAATCGGTAACCTGTACGGAATCCCCGTATTTGTATCGTCTAACTGCGATACAGCATCAGGTACTAACAATGCACGAGTTTGCTTGATGGGTCATAAAGACTCTGTGGTTTTGGTTGAACAAGTGGCTATTCGTTCACAAGTTCAGTACCAACAGCCGTACCTTGCCACTCTGTACACTGCCGACACACTTTATGGAGTTCAAATCCTCCGTTCAGCGGCAAGCGTTAGTGCGGCTAAGTCTGCATCCATGTTCGCTCTCATTGTTCCTGCCTAATTGCAGTTGTCCCTCCTATCTCTAGAAATAGGGGTAGGGGGACTTTTTTAACCCTAATTAGGAGAAATCAAAATGGCAACAGCAAGTGCAGTTGTAACACGCAGAGGTAATGACAGTTTTCGGGGTTTATTCTCTGATACTTGGTCAGTAGTTTGTACCTTAAATGCTGGTTCATTAGTCGATGGTGCTGGTGAAACAGATGATGTAACAGTGGCTGGTGTCGCCTTGGGTGACATGGTTCTTTGTACATCTTTGGCAGTGGATTTGGTAGGTTTAACAGTTACTGGCTATGTCAGTGCCGCAAACACAGTCAAATTCCGCATCCAAAACGAGTCAGGTTCTACAGTGGACTTGGCATCAGCCACTATGGATATTGTTATTGTCCGTATGGTGTAAGGATAGGGGGGCTAGTCCCCCCTTTCTCATTTAAGGGTTTTATGGCTACTTTTCGTTGTCTTCAGTCGGGTAATACAGTGTCTTTTACATATCAGCATGATATTGACTCTATGAAGGGTCATCAGGGGTATGTAAGGATTGATGAAGAAGAAGTAACCATAGAGTCTCTTGATTCTGAACGTACAGATACCGCATTTGCGCCTGTAATTCCATCAATTAAGCGTATGGGAAGACCCCGAAAGGTTGCAAATGTCTGAGATTGACGCAAGAGATTTTGGTAGGTTAGAGGCTCAAGTAGAGGCTCTAAATGGTCAAGTAACTCAATTGAGTACAGATGTTAAGTCATTACTTGAACTTGCCAACAAAGGCAAAGGTGGTTTTTGGATGGGTATGACTATCGCTTCATTCATGGGCGGTGTGATTACTTTTGTTGCTGACAGACTCTGGAAATAAGGGGAACACTATGTACGGAAAAACTATGGGTGGTAAGGCTAAAGAAACTAAAAGCAAGGGCAAGAAAAAGGCTGTGCCTGTAACTGTGATGATTGCAGTTGGTAAGCCAAAGATGCCTATGCCTATGAAGGGTAGCAGGACTGCTACCAACATGATGAAGAAATCTTCAAGAGGTAAATAATGTCATCCTTAACTACTCCTGTTACTCTATTGAGTGCTGTTGTCGCAACAGGTGCATCTCGATCTGTTCAAGCAGATGCTGGTCAACCCGCATTCTTGCAAGTTAGTGGTATTACTACTGCAACTGTTGCATTCCAAGGTAGCTTGGATGGAACAACCTTTGCCACAATTGGCACTGCTTTGACTGCTGATGGTATTGTCACCATAGCTAATGCTCCCAAGTATTTGCGAGCAAACTGCACTGCCTACACTTCAGGCACTATTACAGCAAAAGTGTTGTATTAACAAATGAAAACCAAATCTAAGGTCAATCAAGCAGGGGTTTACACCAAACCTACTATGCGAAAAGCCTTGTTTGAGAAGATCAAAGCAGGGTCATCAGGTGGTAATTCTGGTGAGTGGTCGGCAAGAAAAGCACAATTGCTTGCCAAAGAGTACAAAGCCAAAGGCGGGGGTTACAAGACATGAGCAAAGACAAACCACACTATTTACCTGATGGCAAGCTGTACAAGGGTCAAACACACAAGTCTGGTTCAACTTTGATGACAGGTGCAAAGCACTCTGCTTCTAGTAAAGTCTTGACGCACACACCACCCAAGCCAAAGGCTAAGAAGTGAAAGACCCACAGCAATCTCTCAAGGATTGGGGAAAGCAGAAGTGGCGTACCAAGTCAGGTAAACCCTCATCTCAGACAGGTGAGAGGTATCTGCCAGAGGCGGCTATTAAGTCGTTGAGTTCTGCTGAGTATGCGGCAACTACCAAAGCCAAGCGAAAAGGTACTGCGGCTGGTAAACAGTTTGTGAAGCAACCCAAAGCGATTGCAAAGAAAACATCAAAGTTTAGATGAGGTAAAAGATGAAAACACCCACTTGGCAAACAAAAGCTGGTCAAAATCCAAAAGGCGGCTTGAATGCCAAGGGTAGATCGTCTTATAATGCGGAAACTGGTGGCAATCTGAAACCTCCAGTAAAGTCGGGGGATAACCCTCGCAGAGCAAGTTTCTTGGCTCGCATGGGCAACAATGCTGGTGCAGAGTACAAGGATGGTGAACCAACAAGACTGCTTCTTTCGCTGAAGGCTTGGGGTGCAAACTCCAAGGAAGACGCAAAGGCAAAAGCTAAAGCTATATCCGCAAGGAACAAAGCAAAGGCTGGAAGCAGATGACTTATCTAGAATTAGTTAACGATGTATTGGTAAGGTTGCGTGAGACAACAGTTTCAACTGTTTCCGAAACAACTTATTCATCCCTGATCGGCAAGTTTGTCAATGATGCAAAGCGTCAGATTGAAGATGCCTTTTCGTGGAATGTATTAGGTCAAACCATTACAGTCACTACTGCATCATCTACAGCATCGTATTCCTTAACAGGTGCTGGTCAGAAGTTTCAAGTCATGGATGTAATCAATACAACAAGTAATGTTGGGCTTACAAACATCAGCTTTGTGGACATGAACCGCAAGCTAAACTTTACTCCACTTGTCAACTCAATACCTACAGAATTTGCTTTTGATGGGGTTGATGGAAGTTACAATACTAAAGTAAATCTATATCCAATACCTGATGGTGTTTACACAATCAAATTTGCCTTGACAGTGCCACAGGCTACCTTGACATCAGATGCAACTGTTGTGTCTGTTGCTGATACTTTGGTGGCTCAGAATGCCTATGCTCGTGCCTTAGTAGAGCGTGGTGAAGATGGTGGTTTGACTTCATCTGAGGCATACCTGTTATATAAAGCTATGTTGTCTGACAGTATTGCTTTGGAAGGCACTCGCTATCCTGAGAATCAGGAATTTGTGGCAACATGAGCCAAGCACTCCAGACTTATTCTTTAACAGCCCCTGGCTTTCAAGGGTTGAATACCCAAGAATCGCCTCTTGATTTGTCTCTTGGATTTGCTTTAGTTGCTCAGAATGCAATCATTGACCAGTATGGACGGATCGGCTCTCGCAAAGGATACTCTAAGGTAAATTCTTCTAGTGGTGCTTTAGGTGCAAATGATGTAACTGTCATTCATGAATTAGTGCAAGCAGATGGTACTTTGACTGTTTTATTTGCTGGAAACTTGAAGTTATTTAAACTTGATGGCTCTAATGCTGTAGTTGAGTTGACCTATGGGGGTGGTGGTACAGCGCCTACCATTACTGCAAATAATTGGCAATGTGCATCCCTAAATAGCATTACATATTTCTTCCAATCTGGGCATGACCCATTGATATTTGACCCTACTGTAAGCACTACAACATTTCGTAGAGTGTCAGAGAAAACTGGATATGTAGCTACAGTCCCATCAGCAAACATTGTCATATCTGCTTTTGGTAGATTGTGGGCGGCAAACACAACTACTAACAACGCAACAGTATTTTTCTCTGACTTAATTTCAGGTCATGTGTGGTCAACAGGCACTGCTGGTAGCTTGAACGTAAACAATGTTTGGGTAAATGGTGCTGATGAAATTACTGGTTTAGCGGCTCACAATGGTTTCTTGTTTATCTTTGGTAAGCGTCAGATTCTTATTTATGCTGGTGCTACTGCACCATCAACAATGACTCTTAGCGACACTGTTGAAGGTATTGGTTGCATTTCTAGGGATAGCATACAAACAACCAGTACAGACGTTATTTTCTTGTCAAACAGTGGTGTCAGATCATTAATGAGGACTATTCAAGAGAAGTCATCTCCAGAGCGTAATTTGTCTAAGAATGTCCGTAATGATTTAATGAGTGCTGTTTCAGGTGAAACTGCATCAAATATTAAAGCCATATATTCTGAAGCAAATGCACTTTATTTATTAAATCTTCCAGCATCAAAATACGTTTACGCATTTGATACAAAAGCAATCATGCAAGATGGTTCTGCTAGATCAACAATTTGGGACAATATTGAGCCAACATCTTTTTGTGCAAGGCGTAATGGTGATTTATTGATTGGTAAAAATGGGTACGTTGGAAAATATGGTACATACTTGGATGATGCAACATCATATAGGTTGGCATACTTTACAAATAATTCTGACCTTGGTGATATAAATGTTACCTCTATTTTAAAGAAGATAAAGGTTATTGTTGTTGGTGGCTCAAATCAATTAGTAACATTGAAATGGGGTTATGATTTTACAGGAAATTATTACTCATCACAAGTAAATATACCAACTCAAACAACTGCTGAGTATGGGATTGCTGAATATGGGGCAAATGCTACAACAATAGCATATTACACATCTGGAGTTGCATTAACAACAATAGAAACAAATGCAACAAGCAAAGGAAAAATTGTTCAAATAGGGGTTGAGATGGATATAAATAACAGTCAGTTATCTATCCAAAAAATTGAACTTCAAGCCAAAAATGGCAAGATTGCATAGGAGAAAAAATGTCAAACTATACACAAACAACAAATTTTGCAACCAAGGATGCACTTGCATCTGGTAATCCTTTAAAGGTTGTTAAAGGTACTGAAATAAATACTGAGTTTGCAAATATTGCAACTGCTGTTGCTACAAAATCAGATATTTCATCTCCTACATTTACAGGTACTATAACCATTCCTATATTATCTTATGCTGGAACAACACTATCAGCGGCAGTAACTGGTACAGGCAAGATGGTTTTGGATACCAGCCCAACATTGGTCACTCCAGCTTTAGGCACTCCAGCATCGGGTGTTTTGACAAATTGCACAGGGGTGCAATACAACGGCTTTAAAAACCGCATCATCAATGGTGATTTCAAAATTGCACAGCGTGGAACATCATTTACTAGCGGAAGTAACAATGATGACACTTACAACCTTGACCGCTGGTATGTTTTGTCTGATGGCAATGATATTGTTGACATTACCCAAACAACAACTGTGCCAACTGGCGCACAAAACTCTATTGGTTTAGATGTTGAAACTATTAACAAGAAGTTTGGTATTGCTCAGATTATTGAGGCAAGCAACTGTTATGACGCTATTGGTGGGGATGTCACCTTATCTTTTCAGGCAAAAGTCAGTTCAACTACCAAGTTAGACAATGTGAAGTGTGCAATTATTGCATGGTCAGGGACTGCGGATACAGTAACTAGCGACATCATTAGCGCATGGGGTGTAGAGGGTACAAACCCAACGCTAATTGCTAATGCAACGTACGAGAATTCACCAGCAAACTTAAACCTCACAACATCTTTTGCTTCTTATAGTGTGACTGCTAATGTTGATACTGCAAGCACCAAAAACCTAATTTTGTTTATTTGGTCTGATGTAACAGACACTACTCTTGGTGATTTTCTTCATATTACAAACGTACAATTAGAAAAAGGCTCAGTAGCAACTAGCTTTGATTACAGACCTTACACCACCGAACTTCAACTTTGTCAGAGGTATTACTACCAAATATCCGCTGAAGGCTCATCAGTAGTCTATATGGCTCAGGGTCAAGCGGAAAGCACAACTGCGGCGGTTGGAATTTCGTTTTTCCCTGTATCAATGAGAGTAGCACCATCTGCGCTAGAGCAAACTGGCACTGCCTCAGATTACAGAATTCGTATTGATGCAACAAATGTGGCGTTTTCTAGTGTCCCTACTTTTGGTGTTGCAACCACTTACAGCGCATCCACAAATTGCACAGTTGCTTCTGGGCTTGCCGCTGGAAAAGCATTGGCAATTAGACCGAATACAAGTGCTGTTGCATATCTTGGATGGAGTGCTGAATTATGATTTACAAATGCTTACCCGCCGTTGAAGGCGAACCACAAATCTACGCTCGCATTGATGACGATGGCTTATGCCGTCTGACTTGCACAGCAGACTATCAAGAATACCTTGAATGGATTGCAGAGGGCAATACACCATTACCAGCAGATGAAGGAGAACAACAATGACTGTAACGATTAACGGCACAAGCGGCATAGCAGGAGTTGATGGCTCTGCTGGCACACCCGCAATTCAAGCTGGATATTGTTGCGATGGGTAAGCGCTAATCGTGGCGGCGAAATAGAATCAAAGATTAAAAGGAAAAAAAATGGCGAATCCAAGACGATTACCACTTCAAGGCGATATTGGATATGAAGAGCAAATTGCCAAATTGGGTACAGGTGCGTTTGGCACTAAGCAAAACGTAATTGACGTTTATAACGCTCAAGCAAAAAAATACAATCAGCAAATGGCTGATAGAGAAAATATTGCATCTTTTGGTAAAAAAGATTATGTTTCAGCTACTCCAGAGGAAGTTAAAGGAATAAAAGCTGAGTCATTAGATAAATATATACAGCAAGGTCAGTTACCGCCAGTAGTTGTTCAATATGTCAGAGATGAAATTTTGAATAGAGGTATCCGCAATGGTAAGACTGAGGTGAAGTTGCCTAATGTTGACGAGCCACTTCATGTCCAAGTCACAAATGGTAGTGTTGGAAATATAGCTGTCTACGAAAGGGTTAATGGACAACCATACCATATTCTTTTTTCTTCTCGCTCTGGAAAATTAACAGAACAAGGATTTGTACAACCTGACGAAGGTGGTTTTACTCAAGATTTACTGCCCCTAGTTTTAGCTGGTGCTGGAGCTACTTATTTGGCTGGTAGTGGATTATTAGGTGGTGGTGGTGCGGCGGCAGGAAGTGGGGCTTTAAGCCCGTATGCGGCTCAAGCGGCTGGCGCTTATGGTGCTGGTGGTGCTTCAGCGATTACTACTGGCGCAGGACTATTAAGCACTGGTAGTCCTTTTTCTGTAACAACTGGTGCGGCAGGAGTCAACGCTACTAACCTCGCTACATCATCTACGGGTACAGCCATTGCAAATCAAATAGCAACGCAAGGTGTAACACCAAGTTTGTTGCAATCAGCGGCTAGTTTTTTAAATGTAAAGCCAGAGACTTTAGCTTCATTTGCACCATCTGTTATTCAAGGTTTATTGGGTGTTGGTGCTTCTTACTTGCAGTCTGAACAAGCCAAAGATGCGGCTGAAACACAAGCTAATGCACAGATTCGTGCGGCACAAATTGCGTCAGATTCGGCAAGGTTTAGACCTGTTGGTGTAACTACTCGTTTTGGTTCTTCCAACTTCCAGACTGATGCGGCGGGTAATGTCATTGGTGCTGGATATACAGCAAGCCCTGAGATTCTTAATTACCAAAATAGATTGTCTAGATTAGCTGGTCAGGGCATGACTGACATTGAGGGCGCTAGAACTGCTTATGCGCCTTTAACTGGTGCGGCTCAGAATCTGTTTAGCCTTGGAGGTAGTTACCTTAAAAAGACTCCTGAAGAAGTTGCGGCAGACTACATTTCTAAACAACAGGCTTTGCTTGCACCTAGTCAAGAGAATCAACTTGCCTTGTTACAGAACAAGTTACAACAACAAGGTCGAGGTGGTTTATCTGTTGCTCAAGGTGGCAACTTGATGGCTACAAGTCCTGAACTTGCGGCTTACTACAACTCATTGGCTCAGAGCAATTTGGCTCTTGCGGCTAATGCAGATCAAGAGGCGCAAAACAGGATTAAGTTTGGTGCTGGATTGTTTGATACTGGTGCTAACTTGCAGGGTAGATATTACACTGGTCAAACAGCGGCTTATGCGCCATTTACAACTGCTATGGATGTAACGTCAGGACTTGAGAATCTTGCACAAACACCTTTGACACTTGGCACTCAAATTGGCGCTAAGACTACTGCTAGTGCGGCAGAGGCTGGAAGATTAACTGGTCAAGGAATTATTAATGCGGCTCAGACAATGGCTCCATCAAATGCTTATTCTTTAGGCGGTAATGTGTTGGCTGGTATTGCAGGAAGTCCCAATGTTACTGGTGCATTGAACAGAGCATTTGGTGTTTCAACACAACCTACACAACAGCTATACACATTTAATCCTGCGACAGGACAGTATCAACCTGTCCAATCAGCATTTGCGACTTAAGGAGAAAAGACAATGGCATCAGAAATCTTAGGATTGTTCACTACTCCTGAACAGTATCAACAAAATCAGTTAGCACAGTTTCAGAATCGTGCGGCTAGAGAAGTACAGTTAGATCCTTTTCAACAAGCGGCTTTAGGTGCTAGGACTGCTGGTTACCAGTTGGGTCAAGGTATTGGCGGTGCTTTGGGTGGTCAAGACCCACAGTTGCAGAGGATTACGCAACGGCAACAGTTGCTTGGGATGATTGACCCTAGCAACCCTGATTCGTATGCTCAAGCTATTCAGATGGCATTGCAGGGTGGAGATCAAGAGGCTGCATTCCTGTTGCGCAATGAGATGATGAAGGCAAAGCAACAGGCTCAAGAGCAGCAGTTGCAGGGTTATAAATTGACTGATTACCTTACTGAGCGTGGTATGGGTATGCAGGCACAAGGTCTTACCAATAGGGCTAATGAATTGGTTGGTCAACTTAAGAACCCTGATGGCACTATCAATGAACAAGTCAAGGCTCAACTGCTTTCATTCCCTCAAGGTCGTGCGGCTATATCTGAGCAAGCTAAAGTTCTTCCTGCTTTGCGTCAGTTGGGTGCGGCTGGTGCAGTTGAAGATGACCCATTCAAGATATTTACTCAAGACCCAACCATTCCTAAAAATGTTCAAACTCTTGCAACTCAATATTCAAGCAGTTTATCCAAGGGAAGGATTGACCCTGAGAAGGTTGATGTTAAGGTCAGGGAGTTGGTTGATATGACTCAAAGAATTCAGCAGTTTGAGCAGAACCAGCAACAGATTAAATCTCAACAAGAGATACTTAATGGGTTTAGACAACAAGGTCTTGAAAACTCTCAGCAAAGTTTAGCCCTCAGAGAATCTTTAGCTAACTTGCAAATGCAAAATATGAGGATTCAAACTCAATTAAGAGTTGATGAGTCTAATCGTAAAAAAGAAGATGCCAAAAATAAACCACTTGCCCCATCATTGCAAAAAGATGAAGGTAAAGACCTTGAGTTAGTTGATTCTTTATCTGCTAGAGCAGAGTCTTTGTTACCAGCTATTAACTCATTAACAATAGACCCTAAAACCAAAAAAGCGCCATTGGAATTAGGGCCATTGAATAATGTGAAATATTTAGCACAAAATGCGGCTGGCAATTCAACAGTTGAAAGTCGTTCTTATGCTCAATTACAACGTGCAGTACAAGAGGCAACCAACTTAAAAACTGATGCGGCTAAAGGCGTACAAACAGATAAAGACGTTTTGCGATTTGCCAATGAACTTATAGCCGCATTCGGCGCAAATGATACAAAAACTTCTTTAGAGGCTTTGAATAACTTTTACAAATCAACTGTAAAAGCAGAAGAAAACACTAAGAAGCGAATTGATAGCAGAAGAAAATCTCAAGGTGTTGAACTGTATTATGGTTCTACTTCTGGCACAGCGCAAAATCCAATCAAGTTAGATTAAAGGAAAGCATCATGGGTACTGTTTATGAATACAAGGGTACATCGTATGAATTGCCTGATGGGTTGACCAATGAAGCCGCTTTAGCAAAGATTAAAGCAAGTTTGGGCGAGGCAGAGCCTGTGCCTGAAGTACAGCCTGAAGCTGAAACACAACCTGTGCAACAAGAGCGAGGAGTTGTTGATTCATTAGGTCGTCAGATTGGTTTGACTACTAGAGCAGGACTTACTGGTCTATCATATCCAGTAAATGCGGCTATGGATTTTCTTAGTGGCGCATATAACGTAGGTGCAAATTTAGCTGGCTCTGAAAAAAGAATGGGATATTCATCTCAAGAGCAACAAAAAGGTTTTACGGGACTTGGTCTTCCAGAACCTGAAACTGGGTTAGAGAGAGCCGTCCAAGCTGGTACTCAATCAATGGCTTCTGTTCCAGCTATTCCTGCGGCGGGAATGCTGAAGAATCTAGTACAACAGATTCCTGCGGCTGGAACGGCTGGATTGGTCGCTCAACCGACTATTGAAACAGTTAAAGAGATCACAAATAGTGATGTAGCGGCAACTATTGCTGGACTGAGTCTTGCGGCTCTTGTTGGTGGTGCGACTGGAAAAACTTCTGCAAAGATAACTGCTGAAAAAAATCCTATTGTTACTATGCAAGATGTGCAACAACGTGCCACTAGAGCATATACAAATGTTGATAATCTTGGCATTGAACTAAATCAGCAAGGTGCTAATACTCTGTTAAGTCAGATTAACAATAGGTTAAGTGCTGGAAGATATTTGCCTGAAAATGCTCCTGAAATTCAAACAGTTTTAAATAGATATCAGACAATTATTGGGCGTGGCAATGTGTCTTTTGGCAATATTGACCAAATGCGTCAACTTGCAAATGATTTAAGAGTAAGTCCAGATCAAAACATTCGTAGATTAGCTGGCGAAATGACATCAACCATTGATGACTATGTTGCAAAACTTTCGCCTTCTGATGTATCTGCTGGTGCTGGTGGAATTGACGAGGCTGTAAAAACAATTATGGGGGCTAGAAAAGATTGGCGCAATCTTAGTAGAGCGACTACATTGCAAAACATTTTAGATGTGGCAGATGCTCGTGCGGCAAATCCAAATGCCTCTGAAGGTGAGTTGATTCGTCAAGGATTTATCAACCTTGCCGCTAATAAAAATAAACTATCTGTCTTTACACCTGATGAGCAAAATGCAATTAAATCAGTTGCTAAAGGTGGCTCTCTTGACCCAATATTGTCATTCATAGCTAAGTTTGACCCAACAAGACGAAATGTTTTAGGTTATGGCGCAGTTGCAGGGTCTGCCGTAAAGCCAGAATATGGTGTTCCTTTGGTATTGGCTGGCATGGGTTCAGAGCAAATGCAGAATTTTTTAAGAGCAAGAGCCGCACAAAAGGTTCAAAGTGGGTTGTTGTCTGGAAATATTAAGCCTCCTCCTCCTGACTATTCATTGCGTGGAGTTTTATCGTCTATTGGACTGTTAAATCAATAAGGACACAAAATTGATCCAATCTCTATTTGTCTTCTTGCGGCTGGCTTGGTCAAAAATATCCAAGCTGGCTGTGACCTTTATAAGCAAGCTAAAGAGCAGTTTGTCTCTATTAAGCGTACTGCTGATGAAGTTGTTGCCATTGGTAAAGAAGTCAAAGGATTTTGGGGTTCATTGCGTAAACTATTTGGCGGTAGTACCA